AAGCCGCTGAGGTGGCTGAACACCTTCCAGCGACCCGTGGTCATGCGTTCGTACATCTGAACCAGGCCAGCCTCAACGCCGACCCCGCCATCTGGCCAAGTGGCGTGCTCCGGCAGCATGTTCCAGCCCGCATCGACGTAGGCTTTCTTCTGCTCGTCGCCCGAGGACTTCTCGGACTGCAGGCCGTCGCTTGGCCAGGCAGTGGGCACATGCTGGGCCCATGACTTGACCGAGCCCCATGCGGTGACCGGCGTGACCCGCGATTGCTTCCAGGCGTGTGCGACGTAAATAACGTCTGCCTCCATATCGATCCACAGCTGCACATGCGCCTGCGGGTGATCCCAGCCGAAGTCCAGGCCATTGATGACCCAGAAGTGATCTGGGCATGGGAACGGCGCGCACTTGATGTCGTCGTCACCGAAGTCGAAGATCAGGCCGGTGCCGAGCAATGGTTCGCCTCTGGTACGCATGTCGCGCTGCCATGCCGGGTAAGCGGCAAGCAGTTCGCGGCGCGTCTTTTCCGATAGGTGCGGCGCGTCATCCCAGGTGGCGCGCTGCATGTACTGACCTTCACCCGGATCATCCATGAACTTGACGACCAGCTCGGTTCGCCCGTTCTCAGGGGTGAAGGTCAAGATCCCCCGGCCGCCTCGCCCACGGTCGCCAGTGGCGGTCCGGGTGATGACCTGCGGGTAGATCTCTTTGTCTTCGGGCTCTTCGTCGATGTGGTACCAGTCGACGCTGTCGCCCATGATCGCGTGCTGGCCCTGGCTGTAGGACCAGAACTGCACCGTGGCTATGTCGCCTGACGCGTGTTTGACGCGAACCTCGCGCATCGCGCCGGTGGTGGCCGTTGCCGATCGCCAATCAACGATCCTGTCTGCAGGGATCAGCCCGCCAGTCCACTTGCCAGCCTCCAGGCGCCCAAACAGCGGCGTTTGCAGCAAGTCGCGGGTCTTCTCCATCGAGAATCCCAGCAACCAGCACAGTGGCGCGCTTTCGAAGCGGTGCCCCTCCCAGTCATCAGGGTAATCACCCAGCAGGTGAACAGCGTCAATCGTCAACCCGGTGCGGGTCTTGCCCACTCGGTTAGCCGCCATGAGCATGCAAGACGAGAACTCAGCCGTGGCCCTTACGAACTTGAGCTGCCACTCGTACAGCGATTCGAACTGCAGCAGGTATTGCCGCCGGGCATTTCGCCGCGCCTTCTCTTCCAGCAGCGCAAGCAGTTCGAGCTTGTCAGCCCGCGCTACCTGAGAGCTTGGCGATTCGGCGATCAAGTTCTTCTTCCGTCAGCTTGCTGCGGTCATCGACCGGCTGTTCATCGTCAATGCTGTAAGCCTGGCGCTCCAGGGCAATCAGCACCTTGAGGGTATCGCCCAGATCCTTCAGGGTCTTGGTTCGACTCGGCAGGCTAATCACCTTCTGATACAGGTCGTTCAGCTTGTCCTGACCGTTGTCATCTTCGGATCGCAGCAGGTCGCCAAGCTGGGCAAACAGATCGCGGTTGTCAGTCAGGCCTTCGAGCTCTTCCAGCAGGCTGTTAGCCAGCTTGCGATAACGCCCGATGTCAGTCCGATGGCTGATGCGGATATTGGCAATGACTTGAGCATTCGCCTCAACGATGCCGCGCTCGGTTGCCAGCGTTTCTTTGGAAACCTCGGTGGAAACCTCGGCTCTGGAAACCAGTGCATCGGCCTTGGCCTGGATCTTTGCCTTGAGGTTGCGCTCCCATCCGCCGGACTTGGCGCGCTTGTTGATTGCGGTATGGGATACACCGCAGGCACCGCCTATCTCTCGCACGGAGAGAACACCAGCGCGGTACAGCTGCTCAATACGCTCCCAGTCCGGCGTGGTCTTCTCGGTCATGGCTTAATCGCCAGTGGCGGCCGGGGCTACAACCTCGCCGCTGGTGGTGGATTCGCCAGTGGTGGTGCTGGCGGTGTCGGTGGATTCCACTACGGAAGGGACCAGGCGCATCCATTCGATCTTGGGAAAGATGCCCACGGTGCTGCCAGCCTGACCGTAGAGCGTCAGGCCCAGCGAATCGTTGGTGTGAGTGATGGCCTCGATGCGGTGCACCACACCATCGGCGGTTTTCACTTCGTACTGGCTCATTGCACTGCTCCAGGGCATGCCGTGCGGACATAGTCCTGCAGGGCGTTCAGTTGGCGGATGGCGTCGTCACCGTCGTTGGCGATGGCGACAATTCGTTCAGCAGCCGCTGCGTCAAGCTCGGCTCGCGTTTTTGCATTACCCAGCCCGGTGGCGGAGGCAGATCCTGCGGCAAGCAAGCCGGCGGTGAGGACTGACAGCCGGCGATTGCCAGTAGCGACATCAGCACGAAGGCTGGCATTGGTCTGGTTCGCACGTTCGCGCTCCTGGGTGTGTTCTGTATCGAGCTGTGCCAGCAGGCGCTGGGTGTTCTTGCGGGATTCGATGGAGGCCGTCAGCTGCTCTACCTGCTTCGATGCGGCATCAAGGCTGGCGCTTACATGATCAAGCCGCCAAAACGCCAGGATCGAGACGGCAGAGAGTGCTGCGATGGCTGCCAGAAGGTACTTGGTCACCCCAGCGCCCGCCGCACGCCTTCGGTGATCACGGCATCGCTGTATGGGTTGCCGGCGTTCTCGTGAATGATGATCGCCACGACGAAGCCCTTGAGCGTGGCCGGGTCGGTCAGCTGGATATTGACGCCGGGTGCGGCCCCGATGCGCTGCTCGACGGAACGCACGTAAGCAGCGGTGTCGTTCTCGTTCGAAGGGGCCCAGCGGCTGATGATCTTGGCAACGGTGTTCAGCCCGTAGACCCGCTGGTAGGTCTGGAGCAGCTTGCCCAGGGCACGGATGCCGTTCTCGGGCGTGTCGAACCGGGCGAAACGTGGCTTGGTCACGCCCTCTTCCAGGCCCAACTGGCCGTTCCACTTGTTCGCCGGGCTGTAATCGATGTTGCCCGGGTTGTTGTTCCGGACGCCGCGTGGAGTGCTCATTGGCCCGCCCCCTTGCTCGGCAGCTTGAAGTCGGCGAATCGGTCGGCCAGGTCGGCGATCTTCTTCACGCCAACGAAGCCAATGCCACCGCCGAGACCGGCAGCCAGGTTCTGCGGCAGGCCGAAGTACTCCAGAAGCGGGAAGGCGCCGGCAGTCAGCAGCGTGCAGAGCGATGCCTCCAGCACAGCCTGGCGGCGAGTTCCACCCCCGTAGATGATCCTGAGCAGGGCCATACCGAACGAGAGGGCGCCGGCGTACAGCAGCGGCGCATGCGAGCTCAGCCAAGCAAGCAGCACCGCCCAGGTGTCTGGTTTATCTGGCATGTTGGACATACTCGATATCCCCTCTCCGGGGCAGAAATGAAAAAGCCCGCGCAGTGGCGGGCTGAATGATGGGTAACAAAAAGCCCAGCGCGATGACTGGGCTTGTCGGAAGCGGTAAAACCGCAATTTGACGGCAATATGCCACTTTGGTGTTAACTCGTCAAGAAATTATGCCGCCATCTTCATATCGCAGCAGGCCTGGACGTAGTTGTTGCCGGCGATGATCAATTCCCGAACCTTGAGCCGCGGCATCTGCATGATTCTACCTACCTGCTCCATGGTCATATCAGTGCAGTAGTAGATCCTCAGGCAGTCGGCTGTTTTGGGGAATCTGCGCCATAGGGCTGCGACCGCACCATCAACCATCAGCGCCTCATCGTCGTTGATATCTGCTGGCAGCCGGGAGGTCGGCTGCTCAACATTGTCGCGCATGATAGCGTAGACCTGCGATACCCCATAGCCAGGAATACCGGCGCCCTGCCATACCCAGCGCCCCCATTGCGTCAGCAGTTCCTCCGCGTCGTAGATCATTGCCCACCCCCTGCCCGCTTGTCCTCGCTCAAAATAAATTCTTCGTAGATGCGCTTGCGGCGCACTGCCCCAGCCCAGGACAGCGACACACCACCCACCACCATGAGGGTGGCCAAAATCAGGAATCCCCATGCTGGTGTCATGCTGCTGCTCTCCTAAGGTCTTTGAGTTTTTGCCTGTACAGGGCCTTAATGGCCTGCAGGTCTTCGATGGTGTAGCGGCGGACTGATTGGTCCCTTTCCAGGGTCTCTACAGCTTCCAGGCCGATGCGCTTGATGAGGCCGATCCGGTAGTCCGCCACGTTCCCGGACAGGTAGCGGTTGTCGTGCTTCGACTGGGCGTGGCAGTTGTTCTCGTCGAAGCGCAGGTGCGGGGCGGAACCGGTGCTGCGATAGTGCCCGGCATCTACGGCGTTGCCGTTCCAGTCCAGGGGCCGCCCGCTGGAGATGCAGCGATACCCCGCCAAACGGTCCCGCTCGCGGATATACGCGTTGAACGCCTGTTGAGCCTCCCGTAGGTGGTCACCTTTCGTCTTCAGCTTCTCCCGGCGCTCCTGCAGGTCCTGGCGGGCCTGCTTGGTGATGGCCTTGGCCGCGATCTTCTGCAGCTTCGGGTCCTTGGCCATGGCCTTGGCACAGGCGATGCTGCACACCTTCTGTGTGGTCATGGTCGGTTTGAAGTGCTTACCGCAACCTGGTGCCTTGCACTTCTTCGGCTTGATCTCCTTGGCCAGCATCAGTACTGCCCTCCCCATCGATCCGGCTCAGTCCAGCGCACGCCATGCTCGGCGCCGAAGGCATGCATCACTTCGAACAGGTCGCTGAACCACTTCTGCGACTGCTTGCGGGTCGAGACGCCCAGGACGACAAAGCCGCCGTCGATGCCCGGGACCGCGTCCTGCTTCTGCACCGCAGCGCTGAAAATGTGCTTCCAGTCCTCGTCTGTGAGCTTGCGGCCGTACCACTCGACCTGCCGGGAGACGTCGCGGAGCATGGCCCACATCTTCCGGTTGCAGACGTCCGGGCGCTTTTCGTCCTTGATGACCACCACCTTGGGCTTGGTCAGGTCGATGGCGTGCAGGGCGCCGTACAGGCGGTTGAGGTCCTGGCTGCTGCGGATGGCGAACTCAGCCACGCTTCACCCCCTTGCGCACACCCTTGATCACCCTGCTCGCCCGGATGAATCCGCTGGCAAGGCCGCAGAGCATCGCCCAGGCCGGGTACAACGCGTACATGGCCAACATAGCGCCGCCGGCGCCCATGACTGCGTAGCCAACGAGTTGAGCGAAATTATTCATGGTCATGGCGCCACCTTCAGACCCTGGGCCTCGATGGCTTCACGAC